GATGTGGAACAGATCAAGATAATCAATCACCAGTTCAGGTACGGAGGGAAACTGTGGACTCCGGACGGCCCGCCCGTAAAGGCTCAGCCATCGCTGCAGACGGACGGCGGTGCCACCAGAGTAGAATTGGCTATGTGGCTGGAGAAGGCCAGTGAGCGTGCCGCAGGTTAAGGTTCTCAGGGGCGAGGGCGGAGTGGCCATTGTTCCGATCCATTACTCTATGGATCCGGACAAGACCAGAGACTGGGCTGCACGCATGCGTTCTCGCGGGATCGCAGATGACTGGGAGAAGGAGATGGAAATCAACTTCGAGTCAGTCATGGGCACCAGATGTTACGAGAACTTCAACATCGTTGCCAATGTGGATCCTGACATCGAGTATAATCCAAACCTTCCGCTCCGCCTCGGGTGCGATTTCAATGTTCAGCCCATGGCTTGGGTAATAGGGCAGATTCAGGCCAATGAAGAGCTTGACTTCTTTGATGAGATCTATCTCAGAGAGGGCTCGACGGATGATGCGGTTGAGGAATTCCTGGACAGATATGGCGATCACTACTGTGAGGTCTTCGTCTATGGAGACGCCACTGGCGCGCAGAGGTCCTCGAACAATATCAGGTCGAATTACCAAATCATCAAGGACCGCTTCCGTGGCATGCCGTTTGAGTTCAGGATGCGGGTGCCATCGAGAAACCCCTCGAATGTCAACAATGTCAATGCCTTTAACCAGAGGCTGAGAGACAAGTTTGGAAATCCGAGGATCAAGATTCACCCAACTCGGTGCAGAGAGCTGATCCGGGATATGACTCAGGTGATCTGGGAGCCCGGCGGGAAAAAGATTGCTAAAGTAAGAAATAAGCCGGATGATCCGTACTTCTGGCGTACGCACATGTCTGATGCGGCGATGTCGATTGTGTATCGCCACTGGCCAGTGCGCACAGAGGATAGTAGGAAGTCTGAAGGCGAAATGGAATACGAGAGGGCCAAAGAAAAGCGCCAGGCCAAGAATAAGAAGAAGCGGCTTCTGGGTGCCTTTCCCTCTTTAAGGGGGCGCGATGCCAAGTATTGAGGAATTTCAGCAGCGCCTGATGGGGGCCGCCGAGCAGGACGGCGTGGCGAACGTTCAGTATGGCGATGACGCCCCGCTGGAAGCTCGTCTCACTCCGGACAGCGAGCTGCACAAGGAATTGCTCCCCAAGCTCAAGGCGCGTAGAGAATTTTCCAGGACGTACACGAAAGATCGACACGATGAGTGGGATCGCGTCCGGGAACACAACAGGATGTACATCGATCTCAGCCGCAATAAGCGGAAAGCAGACTTTACATCCGATGTGAATCAGGTGGAAATGCCATTTCAGGATGCTGTGGTCATTCCACTGTCGAAAGCAACGCTGAGCGTTATGCTTACTCAGGCCATGAGTATCTATGGAGCAAGGTCTCCGATGGTTCAAATCTCGCCCGTTCGCGGCGAGGATTACTTCAGATCCAAGCTGATGGAGCAAGTTCTTGCATACGACAATATGCAGAGCAAATCATTCAGCACGCTCTACTCCGGATTCTCCGAGGCGTTCCAATTTGGCAATGGATTCTTTTACGATTCCTGGGAGATCGAGGAGGGGGTGACCTACGAATTTGAACCCCTGGCACCCGAGGGCATCCCTCCCGATATTGCCGCTGCCGTTCTTGGCCCCATGGCTTTCTCTCCAGTTCGGAAGCGCGGAGTAAAGAGGGAGTATCAGCGCTGGGTGCCTATCAGTGCATACAATGCCAGACCGGATCCAAGGGTGCCATTATGGCAGTTGCAGGACGGCGAGTTCTTCGGCCACAAATGGCGGGCGTCGAAACTTTCGCTTCTGCGCAGGAGCGGTGAGAAGGGGCCGTACTTCAACATCGAGCACCTCTCAGAGCATGAAGTCTACAACAAGGACAACGAAGACAAGGGATACGATCCAATCAACCCCCAAGAGCCAGCCATAGCCATGCACGAGGGGACAAGCAAGCAGCCCTGGCACAACATGGAAACGATGGTCTGGGAGCTAATCCCCAAGGACGAGAAGCTGTCCGAGGAAACAGAGCCCGAAAAGTGGATCTTCACTTGGGCAGATGACAAGGTGATTGTTCGTGCGCACCCGCTGATCAACAAGCACCAGAATTTCCCGTATTCGGCGATAGAGCCGGACCCGGATATGCACAGCACGTTCTCTCCTGGGATTATCGAAAGCATCGAGCCCTTGCAGAGATTTATCAACTGGCTTTTCAATTCGCACGTGGACAATATCACCCGCGTGCTCAACAATCGGTACGCATATTCTCCGTACTTCATCGAAGGAACTGACCTGGACTTTGGTGGTCCTGGAGAAAACATCCGCATCACGCAGGAGGGCCACGACGCCCTCGTTTCCGGAGAGATCCAGGATATCAGGCAGGTCCTGTGGCAAGTCCCGGCAGAGGACGTTACAGGGCCGTCTTACATGAATGCCGTCCAGTACGTTTACCAGATGGCGCAGGTTATGGTTGGGGTGAACGATCCACTCTCCGGGATCCAGCTCCCAACTGAGAGGAGCGCCACCGAGGTCAGCACCATCACCGCTCAGGCTACGCAGCGCATGGCTATCATGGTGCGCCTGATGGACGAGAATGGGATCCAGCCACTGGTTCAGAGATCGATTGAAAACAGGCAGCAGTTCACTAGCATAGGCAGATACTACAGGATCATCGGAGATTTGGCTCAGCAGGTCGGGACCGACTCCATCTTCGCCGACCTAATGGATCTGCAGGGAGAATTTGATTACGAGAAGGTTACCGGCATTGTGCCCGAGGATCCGTCAAGATCTGCCACGACGTGGACGAATTTGCTGGCCGCTGCTGGTCAGATTCCGCAGCTCCAGCAGCCCGGACCTGATGGCAGAATCCTTGATTTCAGGCAAATCTTCGACACCATCGCAGAGAAGTTGGGCGTGCCCAACATCGACCAGTACTACATGCAGGTAGCAGTTCAGCCTGACGAGCAGGTAGCAACACAAGTCCAAGCGGGGAATTACGTGCCCGTTCAGGGCGCTCTTCCGCCGGGGGCGTAGGGGGTTAAGTTGGCAGAAGAGCATCCGATGAGGGTAGAGTGCGCAAAGCAATTCACGCTACTCAGTGCAGAATTGGCCAGGGCGGCCAACGGCCGCGTCGAGCAGGCAACTCAGATTGCAAACCTTACAAAAACGATCTCTGAATATCATACAGAGAATCTGAGGGCCACAGGAGAGCTGAAGGATGCGCTTGGCAGACATCTTGTCGTCATGGAAAATCGGCTGACAAATCTTGAAAGCTCTTCCAAATCTGCCCACCATAGACTTGATTTTCTTCAAACGAAGTTTTGGTGGTTCATCGGCATTTTTGCCACAACCGCAATCGGCCTGGTTATAGCGGCCATTGAGGGGATCTTCTGATGAGAATTGTTCTTGATTCGGGGCATGGTGGGCAGGACAGTGGTGCCATTGGCCCGTCCGGGGTCCCGGAGAAGGACATTGCTCTGGCCGTGGCCGTGCAAATTGGCGGATTTCTGGCTGCAAAATCTCCAGATATTGATATCCTATATACCAGGATGGACGACATCTACGTTTCCCTGCCTGGGCGATGCGAGATTGCGAACGATTCAGATGCGGATGTTTTCGTGTCTATCCATTGCAATGCAGCAGAGTCACCACTGGCTAGAGGGTTCGAGATGTGGACATCACCCGGCTCAACTGGGGCAGACCTGTTAGCGAGTCGCATGTGGAATAGGTTCCGGACAACGTTCCCCGACCGGAAGGGTCGCCTCGACAGCAGCGATGGAGACGAGGACAAGGAGGCGAGATTCGCCGTTCTCGTAGGCACGAAGATGCCAGCGGTTCTTGTTGAGCTGGGATTTATTACCAACACGGATGAAGAGCGGTGGCTGTTGTCCCCCTCCGAGCAGGTCAAGATGGCAGCCGCCCTCTCATCCGCAATCATGGACTGGAGGGGGGATCATGGGAGTGTTTAAGGGTCTGAAAGAAAAGAAATGGGTGCAGGCGCTTGCGAGGGTTGCCCCTAAGATTGCGACTGCCGTCGGCGGCCCATTCGCCGGAATGGCTCTCGGTGCCATTGGAGATGCCCTTGGGATTGAGGGTAAACCTACCGAGGCCGAGGTTGAGGCCAAAATCATGGAGGGGAATCCGGAAACCTTCCTGGCCCTAAAGCAAGCCGAGCACGACTTTGAAGTAAAAATGCGCGAGCTTGATCTCAAGGAGGAGGACCTGGAGTATCAGGACAAGCAGGGCGCTAGAGAGATGCACATGGCCCTCAAAGACAGGGCACCGCACGTTCTGGCCGGTGTCGTCTTTGCGATGTTCGGTGGGATCACCGGGGCCATTCTTTGGGGGATGATCTCTAGGGCACTGGAGATTGATCCAGTCACCGAGAAGTTCCTGTATTTCCTGTTCGGACTTGTTGGGTCATGGGTTGGGCAAATTATCAGCTTTTATTTTGGGTCCTCAAAGGGTAGTCTTATCAAGAGCATTCAACAGGCAGAGGCGATGCAAACTTACCTCAAGAATGGGACAAAGTAACATGTCTGGTGGTTGGTCATGATGAGGATAGAGGACGAGATCAAGCAGCTAGAGCTTGAGCTAAACCTAATGGAATCAGCAGTTGAGGTCGCCAAGAAGC